GATATTGTTTGTGTGTAAATTACTCAATTCAGCTTCTACAATAGAATACTGAAATGCTGAAATCCAATCAGGTAATGAGTAATAATATAGATTAGGAGTGTAGTTCTTAATCCAAAGTATTTCCATTTTCTCTCTTGATGTTTCAAAAGCAGGAATCTTTTTCTTATCTCTAACTTTTCTTTGGTCGTTCCAATCTACACAATAGTAATAGTTTTCAATACGAGGATTATCATAAATCTTTTCAGTACGAAGTGTTTGAACTGGCACGTGATAAAACTTAATTATCTTTGTATGCTCATCGTTCCAATAAACTTGGAATGCTGCATTACCAAATAGTTTTAAATCGAATGCTGCTCTCTTAACATCTTCTTGTGGTAATATCTTTTGTAAGATTAGGTTCATATCTTCTCTCTTTGAGTAGATACCTTTACCAAAGATTAAATCTGCAATACCTTCTATACAGGCTGCATTTGTTGTTGACTGATTGTATGCAATATTAACTGCATCAAAGAAATCATCGTGTCCGTGAATACCGAATGGAATCCAATCGTATCTTGTTCTCGTATTTTCAGTAACAACAGGCAAAGCATTGTTACCACTTACATTGAAAACGTTGAAATTTACTTCTTTCTTCATATTAGTTCATTATAATATATTCGTTTGAGCTATCCGCTGATATTGAGCCACTATTTAATGGGATTTGGTTGATGTATTCAGGTTTAGATACTGATTGTGAACCAAATATTTGAATACTACCATTCCATAAGTCAGTTGTTCCATTTGTTAGGGTAGCCCTAAACTCTTGTCCTACATAAGCACCACTTATACTTGCAGTGAATGAAGCCATACTTTCGCAAGCGTTATATGATGCTGATGTGATTGTAGCAGTTGAATTTACTTGTGTCAACATATCCTGTAATGACATTGTGAACGCAGTAGTTGGAGTTTGACTCGTTCTAATTGTAAATCCATTGCTGCCAGATATAAAATAGGTAAGCATTATCTCGTAATAGTTTATGTTCTTCTATATTTAACACCCAAAAAAGTAAAAATAGTTGGTAAATAAAAAACCCTTCCATTTCTGAAAGGGTCTTTAAATATATTTGTGAATATACTGAATTAGCTATTAGTTCCGTACACAACGGTTGGGTTAGAACCCAAGCCTGCGAATGGATTAGATATCGTAGAGCCACTAATGAAAGCTGCTGGTAATTTTTCCATACCTGTGAAAGTTACAGAGTAACCATAAAGGTCACCCATAGCTGCACCTGTCTGAATTGTTCCTGCAGTTACATCTGCTCCTTCTACTTCACCTACTAATAAAGCATCTCCGTTTTGTGTGTGAACAACGATTTGTGGGCGACCATATGCCATAAGTTTAAGCTGAGTCGTCATTTCGTTTGTTAACTTCTTCAAATTAAGAACTAATTCTTGTGTGAAGAAAGTTGTTCCGTTATCACGAGATGAGTTAACAGTTTCAGTATATGCACTTGTTCCTTTAAGTTGGTAATAGTATACTGTACTTCCTGAAGGGAATGCAGTTACTTCACCACTTGCGTTCTTTGTGAAAGACCCGGTTGTATAGTTTAAGAAGTAAACGCCGGCTAAGCCACCGATACTATCTTTACATACTTCGTTTCTTCCAGCTGATAAATTACAAGCCATATCTTTATTGTTTTAAATTTGTTTAAAATTGGTGGGGATTTTACACCCCACCTTTTTTTATATTGTTAGTTACTATTAGTATGCACCATAGTAAACGATGTCTTGTCCGATACCGAACTGAACACCTGCAGTGTATCTCATAATAACACGATAGTTTTGAGAACCATCTAAGTTAGCCATGTCTAACACTCTTACTTCGTTATGGTCTGAAAGTAGGCCGGTCCCGAAGAATAAGTTTGATTTTTGAGCTGCTACGATTTTAGAATCACTCATACCTGGACACAATACTAAATCGATACCATTGAAGTTCATTGGCTTCTCACCGATTGTGAATTGGTTTTGGTAACCGTTAGCTCCGTAAGTAGCTGCTGAAGTTTGACCTGCAGTTGCTAATTGGTAAGCCTTAGCTACGTTGGTTGGAACATAGATAACTAAATCTTGCTTTCCGTAAACTGTAGCAGGGATAGTTTCAACAACTGATTGTAATTTAGAGATTACGTTTGCAGTAGTTACAGAACCAGAAATTAATGCTGAGCTACCACCTGAAGTTCTTGCTGGTAATACTCCTGTTGCACCACCTGTTGCTACTGATGCTGATAACAATAATTCGAAACCATCGATTTGTCCGTTAGTAGAACCAACACCTTGCCAAATTGATTGCTCAACTGCTTGTGCTACGTTACCTGCTACATAAGATACTAAGAAATCGTTGAAGTTCTTTGGAATTTCATCGAATGCAGAGAATCCTAATTGCATTGCTTCCCAAGAATCTACGAACTCTTGCTTACACAATTGTAAGTTCACTTGGAACTCATCAGGTTGTAAAATTCTTTCAGTAATTGATGCAGTTGCACTTGCGTTGAAATCACAAGAAGCATCTGAAACTAAGCTAGATACTGCTAACTTTTGAATTACACTTTTGAACTTAACGTTTGGCATAATTGTTACCAACTTCTTGTCCAAAGTGTTAGCGCTCAACAATGCTGCTGCTATATAGCCAGAAGCTGCTTCACCTGCGTAGGTAGAAGTAATTTCAGGTTGAGTTGCGAACTTTTGAAATTTTTTCATTTTAATTTTTTTTAAATTATTGATTAATTATATAATTTAGATAAGAAAGTTGATTGATAATTTTCAACCTTTTTACCATAATTCTTTCTATTTGTTTCAGCTGAGAACTTAGTAGCTTCATCGATTGGAGCACCATCTAATTTTGGTAGCTCTTCTTCTTCAGCCATCATTACTTCTTCATCAGCTTCTTTATCTACTACTTCTTCTTTTACTTTCTCCATCTCCATCATTTTCTTTTCCATCTCTTCGATTCTATAAGCTAATTTCTCAACCATGTCTTTCAATTCGATTTCAATAGAAGGTTCTTCTGATTCTTCTTCGTTTTCACCTAATGGTTTACCATCGGTTTCTGGCATATCTTTAGTAGCATCTTCAGTTACCTCTGCCATCATAGTACCATCTTTAACTTGTCCTTTTAAATCTGGCATTACGTTTTCTTTATCTTCGTTACCTACTGATGGGATATCTTCAGCTTTAACAGTCTCAGCGTCTGCTAATTCAACGTTTTCTCTTTCAACGATTTTACCGTCTTTAGTGATAACTTTGATTAAGTTTTCATTGCCACTTTCATCTTTTAATGCTAACTCATGCTCACCATCTGGTGCTGGAGTTTTAGTTCCATCTTCTGATACAATATCCAAAGGTTCACCTACATCAAAAGTAGGAGATTCTACGATTGTTCCATCAGCTAATTTAGCGTAAGTTAATTCTACTTCATCTTTTGATAAAAGAGCCATTATCTTACTTAATACAGTTTTTGAATTCATATCTAAATTGTTTTATATTGTTAATAACATCTATGTTTGTAAAAATCATTATTTTTTTAGTTATGTAAAGAATCTTTGAGAGAATACTTTATATATTTGTCTTAATTGCTTAGCACTCAATATATTAGGGTATTGTAAAAATGCCATAATTCTCATATTACCATTAATACCAAAATTAGTTGTTTGTGTACCGCTTGTACTTCTACTAATTGATGTTGAATCGGTTGCAATTAAATTTTGATTTATGTAAAGATTGTGAGCATTAGTTGCATTTGCAGAAACACTAATCATATTATATCCATTTCTACCATTTGCAGTAGTTGTATTTAAGTCGGAATAAGATGTAAAAAAAATATCATTTCCAACATTACTACTATCATAAAATCTAACATCTATTGCTGCACTACCTGAAGTTGCATCTATACCATAAACATTCGTTCTAATACAACTTGCTCCTGCTTCTTGTGGTAATAGAGTATTCCATGGATTTAATTGGTTTCCATTCATAGCAAATATAAAAACATTTGTTTGCTGTTCGGTTGATTTCCAAGGCCATTGTAAATAATTACCACCCACACCTCCACCAACTGTTCTAAGTATCATAACACCGCCAGCAGCAGTTGATAATGTTGGATAAAATGGACCTGGATTATTATATGGAATTAAAGAACCAGTCACATTTGCAGTACCTACATTATATACTATTCGAGATGTATTAAATGCTGATGTGCATGTTGGGTTACCGAAATCAAATATTAAATCTGCTCCGCTAGGATACTCATACGGACCAAAATATACTCGTTCTCCTCCTCCTTTTGCAAATGGTTGTGGTATCATATATTATACGAATGTTTGTGCAGGGAATGCGTAAACAGTTGAACTATTCACTGCAGTAAATGAAATTATATCTACGTTACCTGATGGAGATGCTACATACAATGAGCCAGATGGTTGTTTAACATTTGAACTAAATGATGCACTTGCTCCTGTATCAGTATTAATTACTAATGTTGCAGTTACACCTGCTCTTGGATTTGTTACGTTAATTCTAGTCGAACCACTTAGGGTTAATGTAAAGTAGTTAGCTACACTTAAATCTATACTTGCTGTTTGTGCAGTTATAGCTGATGCAGATACGTTACCATAAACAGAACCTGTGATTGTTAATGAACCATCTATAACTGAATTTGAACCACTATCAATTAAGAATCCATTTTTTCTAACAGTTGTAGATGTACCACTACCTACTGCAAATACAGTGTTTCCACTTTGTAAAGGTGCGTTAAATCTACCTACGATTACAGTACCTCTATCTGCTGCTGTTACGTTTGATGTAGTTAAGCCTGATGAACCAGTCACAACTAATGCGTGTCCAATTAAAGCAGTTGATGTTAACTGAGCGTTATCACCATTTAATACAACTGATGCAGAGTGTGCAGAACCAATCAATGCTGATGATTGTATTTGTCTACTTTGAGTTGTTGTAGCGTTACTACCACTTGCAAATACAACGTTATTTGTACCCATAAATACGTTACCTGCTGATAACGCTAATGAGTTAAAGTTTGTTGTAGTTGCTGAATTATATGAGTTATGAATAGTTAATGCTCCCTGCATTGCAGAGTTTACAAATGTAATAGATGAACTATCACTATTCATTGTTAACGTACCACCAAAATAAGATTGGATAATTCCAACAGGTCCGTATAATTGTGTTTTATATGCAGTCGCATTTAATGTACCACCAACAAAGTTATTACTTACAGTAACACCTGCTGATGCAGATACAAATGAAGTAGCTTGTGCAGTACCGAAAGCGATATTACCAAAGTTATTGAATGAGTTACCTGATATTGTCCATGCTGATGAACTTACCGGCGTTCTCATAAATAGGGAGTTACCTTGGAATATATTATTATTAAATGTTGGCGAAATTTGATTTGAGCCAGTTATTTGTGGCATTACTGCCGCTAATAAAGCAATGTTACCACTAACACCCAAATATCTTTTAAATTCAGAAGTTGGTGCTGATGGTGGTACAAATAAGTTCGCCGAACCTGATACAGTCAATGAAGCTGTATTTGTATTTGTTTTGAATATTAAGTTTGTATTAGAATTGGCTTGTGATGAACTAATATATGATAGTTCAGCGTAATATGCGTTAGATTGGCTATTACCAATTACTAACGAACCACTATGTCCTAATAAAATAGCTCTACCATCATTTCCACTTTGACCTGTAATACTTACAGTACCAATGAATGAAGATGATGCGTTTGTTGTTGCACTTACCGCTGTATTAGATATAGTAGATGCATTCAAACTATAAGAGCCACTACCACTAATTGCAGTAGATTGTGCTTGTATTGATAATGAACTTACATTTCCTGCTATTGATATAGGGTTGTTTTGAAATGAAGTAGTTCCTGAATCAGTTCCAGCTAATACCAATACTTTTGTATTACTAGCACCGCCTCTGCTAAATGCCATATCACCACCGCTATCTGGAACTAATTGAACATTGTAGTAAGAACTTCCCGATAAGAATCTAAAGTTACCTGTATCTCCTACTCTAATATTAGCTCCGTATAAATCACCTGATGCTGATATCAATCCACTTGCTGCTATTGCACCACCAATGTTTAAATCAGAATTTATTTGAACACCACTTGCGCCGGCTTGAGTAATTTTTAATTTATTAGTTGCTTGGTCTTGTGTAAATTGAGTATAAATTAAGGGATTACCTGCTTCTTCAATTACTAAATTATTTTGAATTGTTTGCTGACCTGTAAATGTATTACTTCCCGTTGTAGCGTATGTATTATCAATAAGGTCAATTGATTGACTAAATGCGTATAAAGATGCAGATACTTCTAATATAGATTGATTTGTTGATGCACTATACTCATTAAAAGATGATGTATTTAATTTAGTTCCATCTGATAATACATCGATAGATGCTATTGGTCCATTAACATTTGCTACAACACTTGCTGATAATAAATTACCAAAATATAATCTTGTAGAATATCCTTGCAATACACCACCATCTCTAATTTCATTTATAGAGCTTGTCCAATCATTCCAACTTCCTGTCCATGCACTTAAACTATCTAATTCAGCATTAGCAGATTGTGTGAATTGATTAAACAATCCAATAGA